GTGGTGCTACAAATGGTTCTATTTTAGAAGGTCATCATTATACTTATTTGGGTTCAACATGGGGGAAAATATGTGATTTACTCATGGAAACAAAATGTATGAATCCAATTATTTACATTGATGAATTGGATAAAGTAAGTAACACAGAGCATGGTAGAGAAATTATTTCAATTTTAACTCATATAACTGACCAATCTCAAAATAAAGAATTCTTTGATAAATATTTTGCATCAATTCCAATTGATTTATCTCAAGTTTTATTTATTTTTTCATATAATAATAAAGAAAATATAGATAGAATTTTGTTGGATAGAATACAAGAAATTAATATTGAACCATTATCAATACAAGAAAAATTAATTATTACAAAAAGTTATATTTGTCCTGAAATATACAAAAATATTGGATTTACCAGTAATGAAATTATATTTGATAATGATTATGTTATTGATATTATTCAAAAATATACTTTTGAAGCAGGTGTTAGAAAATTAAATGAATTATTATATGACATTTGTAGAGAAATTAATTTAAGAAAAATATATGATGACAGTGTTACTTATCCATTTATTATTGATGAAGATTTTATAAATACTATATTTAAAAATTTACCTAAAATAGAAAATAAAAAAATTAATGATGAACCAAAAGTGGGACTTGTAAATGGATTATATGCCACAAAAGCAGGTTTAGGTGGTTTAACAATCATTCAAGCTAAACATACTATTAGTGAAAAGAAATTTGGATTAGAAAAATTAACAGGAAGTCAAGGTGATGTTATGAAAGAAAGTATGGATTGTGCTTTCACAGTATTAAATAATATTTTAACAAAAGAAGTAAAAGATAAATTCTTCAAAGAAAATGAAAAATTTGGCATCCATATTCATTGTCCTGAAGCCGCCACTCCTAAAGATGGACCTTCTGCTGGTTTAGCAATTACTTTATGTTTAATATCATTAATTACAAAAATACCTGTTAAAAATACTGTAGCTATGACTGGAGAAATAGATTTGGAAGGTAATGCTAGACAAATTGGTGGATTATATTCAAAATTACAAGGTGCTTTAAATGCTGGTGCTACTGAAGTATTAATTCCAAGATCCAATGAAGAAGATTTAAATGTTATTTTTTCAAAAGAAGAAGATGAACTTGAATCATTAAAAAAGAATAATACATTTAAAAATATTGATTCACTAATTGCTTCTAAAAATAATTACAAAATAGATAAAAATACAAGAATGTTTAGAAACTGTGTAACAGTAAGAATTGTAGATAATATTTATGACATACTTAAATATGCTTTGGTTGAAAACGACATGAAATTTAATTTTGAACTTTAAATCTTAGGAAATTAAAAACAATAATAAGTGTACCAACAATTAATAATCATTTCTGATGTTATATCATCTTGTTTTAAAAATTTATATATATCAAATGCTTTTCTGTTATATATTTCATTAATTATATCTAATAATTCAGTATTTAAATTATATGAACCAACCATTATATCAGGTAATCCACAATCTACATCATGTATATAATTTACCATTACAAACTTTACTAATGTATTTTTTGTCCAATATATTTTTTGATTTTTCATAAAATAATTAATTTTACATAAATGTTTTATTTTTTTTTTGTATTTTAAAAAATTTACAATAATTTTCACTTTGGATTTTAAATATATAATATACTCCTCATGTAAATCTTTATTTACTAGATTTTTTTTATCTGGTACATAATTAAATATAATATTCGTTAATTCTTGACAAATCTTCATAACACATATAATTATAACTATCTTTTTATAATTATATCTTTAAATAAAAATCGAAATATAATTTTTAAATTAATAAAAATATACAAATATGAATACTAGAAATACAAAAAGACGTTTTGACTCAGATTCTGAATCAGATTCTGATTATGTACCACCATTAAAAGTACCCAAAAAATCATCTGAAGAAGCATCTGAAGAAGCATCTGAAGATTCATTTGAAGAATTAGAAAATTTTTCAGATAATTCTGGAGAAAAAGACGATATTTTTTGGATATACGAATTAGATTTAAGTGATGATATTTCAAAAGATACCCACAAAGATACACACCGTTTAATTGGTACCTCTATTGATATACCTGATAATAAAATTTTAGTTATTTCAAATCTTTGTGTTATGTGCGATGATTCAAGAAAATGTCACATTACAGTATCAATGATTCGTAATGATGATGATTATCCCATAAATATTGTATCAGGATTATACAAATCTTTAAACACGAATCTTAATATTAGACTTTGCTCTAAAACAAAGAATTTATTATTTCAAGCAGAAGGTATTTTATTTAATCATGTAACATTAACTGGATATTTCATTGACGCCTAAATTATGTATTTAAATTATTTATAAATTCATTAACAAAAAAAATCAGGCATAAGATCCTTTTCTTTTATTTCAGGATTAACCCTAAATTGCTCAACATCTATATTTGCACTTAAACACACCTCATCATCTATAAAATGCTGTCCATTTATCTCTTTTGGATCACTACTCAAAATAATTGACGCTGCTACTGCCATTATTTCTGGCTTTCGTGAAATATTTACCATATCATTTCCTCCCAATAAGTTACGGACTGGAGCTGTATCTATTGTTGTACGCGGCCATAGTGTATTAAAGGAAATATTGGTGAATTCTTCATTCCAAAATTTCGCCATTAAAGTCATATTAAATTTTGACATTGAATAATAAAAATGATGAATCCACCAATCATTGTTATTAATCATATCCAATGGTGGTGATATAACTAACACATGTGGGTGTTTTGATGTTTTTGTTATTTTTTCCAAATAAGATTGTCCTATATTAAAAGATCCTTTAATATTTACACCATTCATTAAATCTATTTCTTTTTGACTTTGATTTAATGTATTATTTAAACATAATGCACTTGCGTTTATAACTAATCCATCAATATTTCCAAAATAGTCCAATATTTTGTCTCTTCCTTCATCAATAGATTCTTTATTACGTACATCACAAACAATTCCTAATACTTGTTTTTTAGAATCATCATTATTTACATTCATTTCTCTTTTTCTTTCATAATGTTTATGTACAATATGTGTTTGTTTTGAATAAGAAATTAGTTTTTCAACAGCACTATCAATAGTATTTTCTAATTTTGGATGAAGCTCTTTTGTTTTTCCTAATATAGCAACATTCGCACCTTTTTGTACAAGAGCTTTTCCAATATGAAACCCAATTCCACGTGTTCCACCAGCAATTACAAATGTTTTATCTTTAATTGGTTTAGCTGATTCTATTAATTTTGGATTTTTTTTAATACTTTTTAATACATAGCCGTAAGTGCTTTTAAAATTATTCATAATTAGTTATAATCTAATAAATGATTTTTAAGTTATTTATTTTCTAAAATTCAAAATAAATAAATAAATAAATAAATAAATATTAATTAAAAAAAATTAAAAATAAATAATAATATAATTGTATTAAATTTATGTTGATTTATTGTAAATAATAATCAAAATTTAATATAAATTGACTAAATGGAACATGTCCATAATTTAATTTTTCATTTGCATCAAAACCTTTTAAATAATAAATATCATCTTCATCTAATGAAACTCGAACACATAATAATGAATTAAATAAATTATAAAAATTATTCAATGGTATGACTATATTATTTTCTCTAAATCCATTTAATTTATTGATTTTAATATTTTGTACTTTAAATAAACATGTTTTTGATGGATTAGCAACTTTAATATTTACATTTCGATAAGGTATAATATTTTCTCTATTACTCAATAAATGTAATGGAATTTGACTATGTAATTCAAAATTAATAGATAAATTAATATTTTTATATGCCATTTCATTTATATTTGGTGTAATACCTAATATATTTGCTTCTTCATATTTAGTATCATTAATATTTTGTATAATATTCCATGATACATTTGTAATAATTAAATTATTATATTTTGATTTGTTATTTTTTATATTGATTGGAAATCCAGAAGGTGTATAATCAATTGGAAAATATTGATAATCACTTTCATCATAAATATTTATAAATTTTTCTACTTTTTTTTCATGTATAAAATTATAAGACGAATATTCATTAATCTCTAATATGTTAGGTGACAAATAAAAACTATCAAATATTATTTTACTACCAATTTCATTATTTTTCATAATTTTTAAATTATTGGATGAAGATAATTTTTTATCATTCAATTCTGTAATATTTGTTTTTTTTATTCCATATAATAATGTTTTTACATTATACTTATCCCTTTTTGAATTATCCGAATACTCTTTTAACATATTCTTCAATTCCTCTATCATACTTTCATCCAAATTAGATGAACCAGGTGGCCCAGGTGGCCCAGGTGGTCCTCTTAATCCTGGCATTCCCCTTGGTCCTTCTAATAAATTTAAATTATTTTGTTGATTATTTGCTTGACTATTCACTTGATTATTATTTTGTGGTTGTTTTTGATTATTAAATTGATTCATAAATTCATTAACATCCATTTCCACTAAATCTGAGTTATAATTATTTGAATTATTTTGTCCGTTATTTAATAAATTATCTATTATATTTACACCTTCATCCACTTTACTATCATCTATATTCATATTATTTCTATTGTTAAATATATTATTTTGATTATTTCGTTGATTCATCATAGGTCTTTGATTAGGTCTATTAATATTTCTACTTTGTTGATTTGGTTGATTTTGTTGATTTCTTCTTACATAAACTCTATTTTGTTTATTATCATAAAATAAACTCATATATATTATAATTATAATAATTGTCTTAAATAAATTAAACTTTTATTAATTTATTATTTTTTATTTTTGCAATAACTATTGGATTTCCACTTTCAATTGACTTTTTATCATAAACTAAGCCTTCATCATCAATATAAATTGGTTTTGCCTTTTTTGTTTCAATATTTACCTTTTTCTTTTTATTATCACTATACAAATAAAATTTCTTATTTTTTAAATCAATCATATATATTTTTCCTTCATAAAATGCTGCTTTTATTAATTTTTTTTGTACTTTCTTTTTATTTTCTACTGTATTTAATAATGAAAAATCATCTATTATATTTGGATAATAACTAAAACCTTGAGCTTTCCTACCATAATTATAACATCTATAATCTCCTTTAATATTTTCAGCATTTAATGTACAATCAATTGCTGATTCTTTAAATATAGTTAATAATTTATCTATTAATTTTTGTTTTTTAATTGATATTTCCTCAATGTGTTCATCTGTTGATATTTTATCTTTCGTAATTAATGAATTTTTTTGTGAAAAAACAGAAAAATATCTGTAAATTTCAATATCTCTTTCTTTTGGTGGTAATGCTATATGACTATCTCTTCGTACTCCCCTTCCAATAATTTGTTTTATTTTCATTTGATTCCAATATGGTTCAATAATATGTATTTGTCGAATATTTTTTAAATCTAATCCTTCAGCACCTGCTAATGTTGCCAATATAATTTTAATTAATTTTCCAGTTTTATTTTCATCACTTGTAAATGTTTCTAAAATTTGTTTTTTTACTTTTTCATCTTCATCACCTGAATAAATAGCATATTTTGGTCTATTATTTCTTGCTGTAAATGATGAATAACCATTAAAATCTAATACTTTTGAAAATAATTCAACACCTTCCAAACTTCTA